CTTACATGGCTTTCAAGTGGGACGAATATGCTAGAGCTTTGATTTCTTCCCTTGGTTTTGATCCAAGAAACTGGGTCAAGAGTGAAGAAGAAATTATGCAACAGCAACAGCAGATGCAACAGATGCAAATGCAGCAACAGATGCAAGCTCAAGCTGGCAATGCCGCTGTAACCACAGCTGGTGCAGTAGCTCAGCAGGCTGCAACGCAGGATCTTCAGCAAACAGGTGGTCAGAACATACAAGCTCTGATGGCCCAAGCTGGTATTGACCCTGCTCAACTACTAGGAGGAGGTCAAAGTGGCGAAGCGATTGGATAAATCTAAGATGGCTTGTAATCGACCACAGAAGTCTCCTAATCCCGGCAAGAAGAGAGTAGTCAAAGCTTGTGCCAATGGTCAAGAAAAGATTATTCACTATGGCGCTACGGGTTATGGGCATAACTATTCTGCTAAAGCTAGAAAAAGCTTTAAGGCTAGACATGGTTGTGATAAAGCCAATAATAAACTAACAGCCAAGTATTGGGCTTGTAAGAATTTATGGGCTGGTCCCGGCGGTTCTAAAGCTTCCTGTCCTAAAGGCAGAAAGTGTAAGAAATAATGCCTAAAGATGCATGCTATAAGAAAGTAATGTCCCGCTATAAAAAACACTCTGCCTATGCTTCGGGTGCTATGGTTAAGTGCCGCAAAGTCGGTGCTGCTAAGTGGGGCAATAAATCTAAAAGGAAGAAGTAATGGCTAAAAAGAAAAAGAAAAAAGCTGACTTCTCACTTGAAAAAGAAAAAGGTTTACATGGTTGGTTTTCTAGAAACAAAGGCAAAGGGTGGATCAACTGTAAAACAGGTGGTCCTTGTGGCCGTTCAAATACCAGCAAGGGTTCTTACCCTGCGTGTAGACCAACAAAATCTATGTGTACTTCTAAGGGAGTACGCGCTAAGAAATCAGGAAAGAGAGTATCTTGGGAATGAAATCCAAATTCAAATGTAATTGTGGAACAACTACCAGATTAACTGGTAAAGATGCTCAGCCTAAGGTATGTCCTAAGGCAACAACAAAAACTACTAAGAAAGGTAAGTAAATAAAATGAACGACAATGTACAAGAGACTCCAGAGTTTGAATATCAGAATACTCCAGAGACTAGCGCTGTGGACTCTGCTATTCAACAATCAGAACAATCTCTTGTTGCATCACCTGATGAAGTTAATGCAGCAAAAGAACGGAAGGCGTTTGAAACCTATGTCCAAAGTAATGGTATCGCAGTACCTGAAAACTTTAAGGACATTGGTAGCTGGTTTGACAGTCTAAGAAACGCGCAGAAAGCATATACTCAGAGCCGTCAAGAGATCGCTGATCTTAAAAAGAAGTACAACGATACTACTGATAACCCTCAGTATAAGCCCACACCTACCCCAGAGAAACCTAGTGTACCGCCAATTAAAGAGGAACTAAGAATTCCTGATAAGGCTGAAGCTCCTAAGGAACAGCCTGCTCCTGAAGTTGCGCCTATCACTAAGGAAGATTGGGATAAGTGGTCAATCGAAGTATCTGTTAAGGGCGCTCTCAGCGATGAGACAATGAATGAGATTCGTCAGAAGACAAAGCTACCTGATTTTGCAATTCAGGAATACATGCAAGGTCAGCAGGCAAAGCTTCAACTAGCTTTCGGCAAAGCTGCTGAACTAATCGGGGGTCGTGAAAGACTTGCCGAACTATTTGGTTGGGCTAGCCAGACTATGAACCCAAATGAAATTAAGAGTCTTAATTCGGCTCTTGCTACTCCCGCGTGGGATGTAGCTCTTATGGGTTTAGCCTCTAAATTTGAGAAGGCTACTGGCAACTCAGCCAAGCAAAAGGAACCAACTAAAGGTAGACAGGTTCCAGTCGGTAGTACACAGCAGTCAACTGCTGGCTATCAGACTAAACGGGAATTCTACGCCGATAGAAACAACAGCCGTTTTAACATGGACCCAAAGTTCCGTGCATCTGTTGAATCTAGAATGGCTAAGACAGACTTCCGAAAACTACCCTTCTGACATTGATGAATACTTGCAACAGTCCCCCGTTAGGCTGGATATGAAGCAAGGACTAATCACCAACCCAAAGACTCCTACTGGAAGAATCAGTAAGTTGGCTAAGTCAATCCTCGTAACTTTTTATTTGATTTAAAATACTAACTCTAAGGAGTAAAACACAATGGCTTTAACCCCAGCAGGAAATAATAATTTAGGCGCAAGTGACATGGTATACCGTACAGCAGTTGCTGACGGTACTTCAGGTGGTGCAGCAGGCACTAACAAGCTATGGCTCCCAATCTGGAGCGGCGAAGTTATCCATGCTTATGACCACTATAACATGTTTGAAAACATGGTCATGCAGAAGACTATCGCTTCAGGCACTACCGCCGAATTCCCAGTAACTGGTACTATCAATCTTAAGGCTGCTTGGTCAGCTGGTGAAGAACTTTCAGGTGGTACTGCTACCTCAAAGACCTTTGCTATTAAGCTTGATAAGCGTCCAATGGCCGCTCACTTTGAAATTGACAATGTTGACCAACTTCTAACTCAGTGGGAATTCCGCGCTGAGCTAGCTCGTCAGGCTGGTTTAACCCTTGCCAACACCCGTGATAAGCAGATTGCTGCTTATGTTGCCCGTGCTGGTGCAGAGTCTTTACTAACAGGCGATCCACGCACTGGTCTAACTGTTCCAAGTCAGGCACTATTTAGCTCTGATGATTTCAACCACCTTGGCAACAGTGCTTCACAGGCTTCTGATAGAACCACTGCCGCTCTTAAGGTTCTTAAGTCTATCGAAGACTTTATGGTTCACCTTCAGGAAATTAACGCACCAACCGATGGCGTCTATTGCGTTGTAACTCCACGCGCATTCCAAGACATTCGTTCACTTGGTGTTGCTCGTACTTATGGCGAACTATACGGCGTTATGACTAGCGGTACTGGTAACGGTCCAGCCCGCCCAATGTTCGGTGGCGTTGCTGAAGCTGGTAGCCTTGGTGCTCCACTTGGTATGGGTATGCACAACTTTGCTGATGCTCTTGAGTATCAGGGTTGCATGATCCTAAAGAGCAACCACCTACCAGTTGTAGACTACACTGGTAATGATGTTATTGGTGAAGCTCGTTATAACCTTACTGGCGCAGCCGCTAAGGTTAAGGCTCTTATCTTCCAGAAGGATTGCGTTGCATCGCTAAATCTACAGGGTCTAAAGGTTGACACTGTTGATGATGTACGCCGCAACACAACCTTCACTGTTGCTAGCATGTTCAAGGGTACTGGCGTACTCCGTCCAGAACTAGCTGCAGTTATCTGTGGTGAAACTGATACAAACTCAAGAGCTTTGCTAAAGACAGCTCTTGGAGAGTTCGCTGCAGAGTATGTCGTAACTGCCTAATTTTAATTGACTTATCAATCCCTATCAAGAAAGGAGGAAAACACTTGTTGTTTGTTTTACAATCTTGAGAGGGGGTGATCTAATTATCTACGCGGTAGTCCCTTAAGTGGGGCTACCGTGTTTTCTTTTCCAACTAAAGGAGGCTATTATGGGAATGATTACTAAATTACAGGCCGTTAATAACATGCTTTTGGCTGCTGGTGAATCCCTAGTAGCCGACTTGGATAACGAGTCTGGTATTGATACTGAAATTGCTTTGACTATTCTTGAAAACACTAACCTTGACTATCAGTTAAGAGGTTTAGTTAATAATAAATATATAAGAAAGATTAATCCTAATGTATCTAGCAAGATTATTTTACCAATGCCAGATGCTGATGAAGAAGGTATTATCTCTATTGAGTTAAAGTCTGTTCACTTTAACAATGATAATCAACCTATTTATACCCGGTTACTTAATTCTTCTCCACCCCGTATGTGGAATGTAACTGATGATACTGATATCTTCCCAAAAGATAAAGATTATTATTGGGAAATCATTCAGAAGATCCGGTGGGAAAACTTAGACACGCCTGTACAACGGGCTGTTATGACCACGGCTATGCGTCACTATCAGATTGTAACACAAGGTGATGAAGCTACTGATGCTTTCTTAGCTTATCAGGAACAGTTATTTAATGCTAAACAGAGAGCGGCTGATATTAATGACAAGAAGAGAAACATCTTCTTAACTGGCGATATAGCCACTAGAGCAGCCGTTAACCGCGTACCATTCTCATCTGACCCATCTAGATTCCGTTTTTGGAGAACCGTTTAAAGGAGGTTTAAATGCCCCCAATTAGAAGACAAGGACCACGGGGTTCTCTTATTTCAACCCGATTACCTGTATTCTCGCTTAGCGGTGGGGTAGGTAGACAAGCTCCTAATAAGAGATTACCATCCGAAGCAGAGAATCTAGACAATGTTCTGCTTAGCTTAGAGAAATCTTTTGAAAAGCGTGGTGGCTTTAGCCTTATGAAGCCAACTGGATATGATGCAAAGACATCTTATTCTTTTACTGATGATACTTCTCGTATTGATATCTCCCGGTTTAACTCAATTCCTTCTTCACATAAGGTTTGGTTTTACTGGTTTGTAATTAACGCTGATAATACCTTCTTATTAGGTATTGACTATACCGCTTCTGGTAACACAGAACCTTTATTCTATGTATTAAAGGTTAATCCAGACAATAGTTGGCAGGATATTACTCCATTACCACAATGGGATCCAGAAGATCCTGCTATTCCAACAACCTATACAAGCGGTAATGCTGCTTCTCAGAAGGTTGAAGACTATAGAGTACTACGGGGAATTACCTATCAAGCTGCTTTAGGTGAAGGCTGCGTTAAACTAGCCACTAGAGCTTATATTACTTTTGGTTCTAATGTTTCTACTAATGAACCTGACAATGTTTTACAGATTACAGCCTTAGGTACACAGTTAATTATATTAAATAAACTGGTCAAAGCTGGTTTTACATCAGATGCTGACGGGTTTACTTATGATTTAGCTGGAACTAAGACAGCTACGGTTGATATTGCAGGTAGACCTGTTACATATTACTCAGCTTCTAGAGTAGATGCTGTGTTTAACAATGAAGTTGATAATATTTTCCTTGGGTTTAAGCCAATGGCAACCCAAAACGCAAACAGCAGAGCTAATATTGAAGTTTCAGATTATAAATATTATGAAAGTCAATACGATTTCTTAGGACAATCCTTGAATTCTTTTGCTGATATGCAGTTACCGCCAAAGAGCAGTGACTGGTTTGACTTAAACTCGCTGTACTTGCTAGACGGCAATACCGTAGCAGACGATA